TTCTAATTTTCGGGCTCAGTTTGAGGAGACTTTCGGTACTTTGACAGATGATGAGCTCATTAAATCTTGTCCTAGCCGTTACACTCAGACGGCCAGCGAAAAAATGACTTATCTCAAAGAACTTGCTGCTAAGGATAAGGACGCCCGTCAGCAGGCGGCTGCTGCGGCAAAGGAAAAAGAAGAGAAAGATAAACTTGACAAAGAAAATCAAGAGTTTCAGAAGCGTCTTTTGGAAATTTTTAAATAAAATCGCCTATGTTGTCTAATTTTATTATTAGGAGTACTGCCGCTTTTGGCGGTACTCCTTATCGTTTTAATAAGTGTACTGCTCTTGGATCTGCTGGTAGCGGTGCTGCTTCTGGCGCTGCTGCTGGTGGTGTCCCTGGCGCTCTTGTAGGTGGTGCTTTAGGTATCGCTAGCTCTTTGCTTGGTGGTTTGTTTGGTAAACATAATACTGATAAAACTAATGCACTTAACTATAAGATCATGCAAGAGCAAAACAGGTTTAATGCTGCCGAAGCAAAAAAACTTAGAGATTGGCAAGCAATGATGTATCGTATGTATGGTACGTCATCTGCTAAAGCTAATGATATGCGTGCTGCAGGTCTTAATGCTCTGCTTGGTGATGTATCTGCTAGTGGTAATGTTGGTAGTGGCGCCTCTGCTACCGCCGCGGAATCTGCTCAAATGATGCCTACTGATTACTCTTTTGTTGGTGACGCAGCTAATCGTGGTTTAGCTGATTACAATACTATACGTTCTGTTGATTCCTCTGTTTCTCTCCAAAAATCTCAAGAGATTGTTAATAAATCTATTGAGGGTGTTAATAATGCACAAGAGGGTCTTTTGAGTGCTCAAACTGATATGCAAAAAATGACCTATAAATTTGCTTTGGATACATATCAGTCTAGATTGTTGCAAGAGCAATTTAAGGCTGAGTTATCCAATTGGCAAGGTTTTGATGCAATGTATGATGCACGATTAAAGGCTTTCAGTCTTTATAATGTGCTGCCTCAAGAGGTCGAAAAGAATGTTGCACAAACTATGTCTTTTTATGCATCTGCCTTTCGGGATATAGCCGATGGCAAATACACTCTCAAGCAGACTGAAAATTATGGCAAATGGTTGTCTATACAGCAAACATTTGCTCATGCTGCTACTGTACAAAGCAGTGCTGCATTAATGCAAGGTCGTGCAGCTATTACTAATGCCAATGCCAATGCAAGTTATCTTAAACAGTTAGGTGGCTATTATGGCTCTTTGACTACAGGTCAGCACATGTCAAATGATATGCAGCGTTACTATACTGATTTTATGCTCGGTAAAATGCCTATTGGTACCGCCGTAAACATCTTGCGTCAAACACCTTATAAGCATTTGCTTGATTTAAATATACAGCAAAATGAGTGGTCTTTAAATAAGTTGATGCAAGAGCCCGATTTGATACGATCTCTTAGTGGTATGTATAAATCAGAGACATCTCTTACTAACAAGCGTGTTGATAGTTATGATACTGATAAAATCTTTGAGCGCGGCGAATCTGTTACTCGTATGGTTAAAAATATCTCTGATGGTATTAGTAACTTTACACCTAAGCCTAGATTTAACAAAGGTACATCTGCGGGTAGCTCGACACCGCCTAGTGGCAAATCTTGGCTCGATGCATATCGTGATAACCCTAATTATAGTCCTACCGGCTATAAATAATAAATTAGGCGCAAAGGATAATTCCCTTGCGCCTTTTCATTATATTTATTTATAATCTTACACTTGTCCCATCTGACACTACCAGATAATTTAGTTAAATATCTGTTAATTGTACGTTAAATAATGCAAACACGTTATCAGATTATTCTTCTCACATAAATACCTTACGTAAAACTCCATATTTTTTTTATGAAATAATAAAAATTTATATTATACTATTAATGTATCTGTTTTGTATTTGTGTGCGTGCGCATTTTATACGTACGTACACAATTTAACTAAACAGATACTTTGTTTTGGTTTGTCTTTTAGAAAAACCTTAGCTTTGCGCGGAAAAGTCTAACTCCCTGATTACTAACTTTTTATGAAAATTTTCTCTGAAAATTCCCCTTTCTCTTGTTATAGGTAGGCGAAAGTGGGAATACACTTATTCCTAATTACTGCACTTTTGTTCCTTGTAACTTTATTACTAATTAATGTTAACAAATTTGGTAGTTTCAAAAACTCTACTTATCTTTGCGGCATGAAAAAGGAAATAGTAAAAATTATCATCAAAGTAGCTTTGTATGCACTTGGATTGATAGCTGCTTATTTTGGTGTCTCTTCTCTGACATCATGCAGTACGTCTCACAATGTAGCTGTTAGTGGTCGCACTACTATTGTATCAGTTGATACCACTATTGTTAAACATAACGGCTTTGTCCGTTCCAAAAATTATTTGCCTTATGATAAAGATTAATTCGCGCTGTTTTATCGTCGAAGTCAACGGCGTACAGTATGTAGTAAAATTTGGTAAGATTGATGAGTTTCTTTGCCTGTTTTTGCCCACTGTAGTTGTCGTTGTATCTATGACAACGTCTCCTGTATCATGGGACCATGAGTATCAATGGTATAAACGTATTTAGTTTTGTTTTGCTTATGACGGCTAAAGATTATTTGATTGCTCTCAAAGTTATTAGAGAGATACAGCGTAAGCAGGCCTATTGTAGTGGTCAATCTAAACCGCATCTGGCTGCTACGTTGCAAGACATTGAAATGTATTGTCCTTTGGATTTTTCCAAAAGTGGTGGTCGTGTTACTAAAGATGTTATTTTAAGTTGTTATAATGGTAATTTATTTAAAACATAATTATGGCTCTCTTCCCTCGTTGCAATAATCCTGTCCCTGTCGTTGGACGACATGGTGTTACTCTTGTTGGTTGTCACTCGTGTATACAGTGTCGTGTTGCTGCTCAGGAGCATCTTTGCAAAATCCTTGAGGTTGAGGCTTCTAAACACAAATATGTCGAATTTTTTACTATTACGTATGATGATAAACATCTACCGTACATCGACACATCTTTTATGTACCCGTATGGTTATGCTATCCATGTACCTAATCGGGTTATAAAAAAATATAATCGTAGATCTAAAAGTTTTTATTTTGTTGAGGATAAAGTATCTAAGTCTTTTCAACTTACAGATTTTGGTACACTAGATACTGCTCCTATGCTACGTGATTACTATGCACGTATTGACAAATACTATAGCAGATATCCTTCTCGTTCTCGTGGTATTCGTAATAACTCTGTTATACCTATACTGTGGTACGACGACATACGTAAATATTTAGGTCGCTTAAGAAAATGGTTTTTAAAAGAATATGGTGAGAAAATACGCTACTACATTATTTGCGAGTACGGTACACAATCATTCCGTCCGCATTATCATATCTTATTATTCCACGATTCGGCTCGAGCGAGATCAGATTTCCGAGTTGTTCGGTCTTTGCCAATGTCCACGAAAGAAAATCCCAGAGAAGTTTGTGTTAAACTCGATTTGGCTCGATTATGGCTCTATGGTGATACGACTACAAAGGTTACCGATGGCAATATGCAGGAGTACGTTTCTAAGTATCTTACACAACATACTGATTTCCCTGGAGTGCTTGCTCGATTTCCACAGAGGTCCTTCCATTCCATCTTATTGGGTTCAAAAAGCAAATTGGAGGTTAAAAAACTTTTTACCTCTAGAGACTTCGAAGCACTTACAACAGATTATGTTGTTAACCAAAAAGGTATCAGACGCCCTATTACCATGTCGGATGCGTATTACTCTCAACTGTCCGTTAGATTTACAGGCTCTTCCTTTTTTGATGTTAACGCAACTTATTCCTTATTTCGTTCAGTGGTATTCTGCGCCCGCCGTTTCTTCTGTTCCAGCGCAGAAATTTATGATGATGCCATCGTAAGGGATTTTATGTTGTGGGTACTTGATCCCGATACATCTGCGTTATATAAACATATTTATCAGTTCCGGGCTGTACATTGGTATGTTATAACTTTTGCTAAACCGATATATAACAGTTCCGGATCCGTTAATCCTTTAAAATCATTGCTTTATGCTGCTCATCGTCACTATACGTTATCATCCTTTTTGGGATTGGATTTGTACACGTGTTTAAAATTACGTTTTGATTTTGTCGCATGGAAAGATTATCAAAATATGATACATTATTTCCAAGCTTTAGAGTCTGATAAACTTTTTGCGTACGAAAATTACGCTAGTATGTCTCCTTATACGGGTACGTATGATTTTAATATTTTAAAAACACGCTCTATTTTTCAATATCAAGTTCAGAAAGCTAATATGGATTTTACTGAAAATATTAAACATAGAGCGGTTGTGGATTCTTACAAAAATTAATTATGGCTAATAAAGTTTTAGGTATGCATCGCCTTAAAAATAAGGTACATCGAAATGCATTTGATTTGTCTCATCGCCACATGTTTACTGCACAGATCGGCGAATTGTTGCCAGTTTTTTCTCAGTGGGTCAATCCTAATGAGACTTTTAAGATTGGTTATAACGGTAAAACTCGTACTGCTGCGCTCAATACGGATGCGTTTACCCGCATCCGCGAGAATATACAGTACTATTTCGTTCCTTTTCAGAGTTTATGGAAATATTTTGAACAGCAGGTCAATAATTTGACTAAAGGTGACGCTGGTCAGAATATTTCTAAGTTTGCTAGTAGTTCTACCGAGGCTTCTAAAATATCTACATCTATGCCTTATATATCATATATAGATTTGGCATCTTGGTTGGATACTATGTATGATCATGCTATGGCTGCCGTTGACGTTTACTTTAAAGCGCATTTAACTGATGGTCTTCGTAGTGCTAAGGGTTTTGCCGATTTTTGCAAGGCATCTAGTAATTACTCTGATGTTTTTGTTTGTGACGGTTATCGTCTTTGTCGTGCTGCTAAGTTGTTGATGTCTTTAGGCTATGGTAATTTTTCTGCTGTCATACAGTACGATATTTATGCTATGGCAGAGAGATATTTGACTGAGGATGCTCCTTCAAACTGGAATCTCGCTGCATTTCAAGCTAGTTCGTATTCTTTGGATTTCAATTTTGAGGCGTCTTCCATTACTAATAGTCCTAATTTGTCTCTTTTACCGTTGTTAGCTTATCACAAGATTTGCAATGATCATTATCGCAACGAAAAGTGGCAGCCCTTCGAACCGTGGACTTGTAACATTGATTATTTGGCTCCTACAGACAACATGAACGCTAAGACTTACATACAGGATTCTACGTTTAATACTTTGATGACGTCTATAATTGACTTGGAAAATTCAAATTTACCTATCGATTATTTTACGTCAGTACTTCCACGCGCGCAGTATGGCGATGAGTCTGCAGTCTCCGTTGGTTTGTCTAATACTGATGCACTTTTACGCATTAATGATGCTGCTGATGGTACCAAGGGTGCAATTTTTGGCGGTAGTTCGTACACTTCTGGCGATAGTTTACAAAAAGGCAATTCCGCCCCTGTACCTGCTCATGATGGTTATGTTGCACCTGTTAAAACTGCATCTACTGGTTTACAGCTTGTCGGTTTTAGTGGTAATCTTACTGCTGATGCTTCTCTTAAAATTTCTGCCTTGCGGTCTGCAACTGCCCTGCAAAAATATAAAGAGATTCAGAATAGTAATGACCCAGACTTTTCCGCTCAGGTCCTTGCTCACTTTGGTATTAAGCCAAAGGTTGATTCTCGGGTATCTGTTTTTATCGGTGGCGATGATAAAACTCTTAGCATAAACCCACAGGTTAACACTAATTTTCAGAATGGAGGTGAGCCAGAGATTAAAGCTATTGGTATCGGTGATTTGTCAGCGGGTTGCAAATTTACATCTACTACCTACGGTATGATTATCGGCATTTATCGGGCTATCCCTCAACTTGATTATTCTCACGTTGGTATTGACCGTAATTTGTTTAAAACTGATGCTTCCGATTTTCCAATTCCTGAGTTAGATAGTATTGGTATGCAGACACAATACCGTTGTGAGTTGAGCGCTCCATTGATGGGTTTGTGTAGCCCATTGGTTCCTTTCGATTATCAAAAAAGCAATTTAGATATGTCTGTTACTTATGGTTATTCGCCTCGATATGCTGAGCTTAAAAGTGCTCGTGATTACTATGAGGGTGGTTTTTGTGGTACTTATGCCACTTGGGTTACAGGCTATGATCAGGCTTTTTTGTCTGCATGGCGTCGAAATCGTGGGTCTGATAGTGTATCCGATTATTATAGTATCGAGGATTTGTTTAAGTGTCGAGCATCTTTGCTCTATCCTATCTTTGTAAATCAATGGTCTGGTACTGTAAATGATGATAAGTTACTTATTGGCAGTGTCAATACTTGTGTGGCTGTCCGTCCATTCAGCCAGTTTGGTTTGCCTTATTCAAATTAATAAAGTTGTTTATTATGATTGCTAAAAATAAAGTTGTTTATGTACCTCCTGTTTATGAGGAGGTACAGCATGAGGTTACCTCTTTAGATGATAATAATGTTCCTTTACGTACTTCTTTTCACACCGATATTTCACTGTTGCAGCGTATAGATAATATGCGTTTCGATGCACAAACTTTGCGCGAGATCAAAGATTCTCTTCAACCTATGATTGATAGTTCTAATTTTCGGGCTCAGTTTGAGGAGACTTTCGGTACTTTGACAGATGATGAGCTCATTAAATCTTGTCCTAGCCGTTACACTCAGACGGCCAGCGAAAAAATGACTTATCTGAAAGAACTTGCTGCTAAGGATAAGGACGCCCGTCAGCAGGCGGCTGCTGCGGCTAAGGAAAAAGAAGAGAAAGATAAACTTGACAAAGAAAATCAAGAGTTTCAGAAGCGTCTT